AAGCTGATCCTGAAGCTGGTCGATCAGGCCACCGCGCCCGCGCGCCGCGCGATGCAGGCGCTGGAGCGGATCGGTGGCGAGGCCCTGATCGCCAATGCCCGGCGTGTCAACCGGGGGGTCGAACTGATGGGCGGCGGTCTCGTCAGCCTGCGCAGCGGGGCGCTGAAGGCAGCGGCGGCGCTGGGCATGGTGTCAGGTGCCGCCGTGGGGCTGGCGCGCATGTTCGTGCAGCCCGCCGCGCAGTTCGAACGCTACAACGTCCAGCTGACCAACCTTGAGGGAAGTGCCGAGGGCGCGCGGCGCGCCATGGGCTGGATCGAGGATTTTGCCACCCGCACGCCGCTGGAGATGGACAAGACGGTCGAGGCCTATGCCAAGCTGCGCGCCTTCGGGATCGACCCGACCAACGGGTCGATGATGGCGCTGGTCGATACGATGGCGGCGACCGGCGGCGGGGCCGAGCAGTTGCAGGGCATGGTGCTGGCGGTCGGGCAAGCCTGGACGAAGGGCAAGCTTCAGGGCGAAGAGGCACTGCAGCTTCTGGAACGCGGCGTGCCGGTCTACGACATCCTCGCCCAGAAGATGGGCAAGACCACCGAAGAGATCGTGGCGATGCAGGCGGCGGGCCAGCTGGGCCGCGCCGAAATCACCTTGCTGCTGGAAGGTCTGGCCGAACGCAACGCCGGGGCCAGCGAGGCGATGGCCAAGACGTGGGACGGGGTGATCTCGAACCTGATGGACTGGTGGACCCGGTTCCAGCGCATGGTCATGGACAGCGGCCTGTTCCAGTGGATGAAGGACCGGCTGCAACAGACGCTGGACCTGTTGAACGCCATGGCAGCGGACGGGCGGCTGCAGGCCTACGCCGAGCGGATCGGCACGGCCATCATGACCACTCTGGGCGCGCTGTGGGACTTCGGCGCGGGTGCCGTCGCGGTCTGGAACACGCTGGCCCCGACCGTCGCCTGGGTGGCCGAACTGCTGGGCGGCTGGGACCGGTTGGCATGGCTGGGCGGCGCGCTGTTGATGCGCGGCATGATCATGGACCTTGTCTTCGGCTTCGCCAAGCTGGGCGCGGGTCTGCTTTGGGTCGTGAAAGGACTGGCGGGCATGGCCTGGGCGCTGAACCCGATCACCGCCGCCGTTCTGGCCTTTGCCGGGCTGTCTTGGGTGATCTATGACAACTGGGGCGGCATCAGCGACTGGTTCGAGGGCAAGTTCGCGCGCATCGCCAAGGCCGCCGAGGGCGGCCTTCTGAAGGGCGCGCTGGCCACCTTCGCCGAATGGAACCCGTTCACCGTCGCCTATCAGGGGGCGGAAGGGCTTTATACCTATGTCACCGGGATGACCTTCCGCGAGACGGCCGCCAGGATCGAGGCGGAACTGGGCTTTGCCCCGTTCACCCCGATCATGGACAACGCCAAGGCGCTGTTCGACTACCTCGCCACCGGCATGCCGAATGTCGGCGCCCATCTCGCCGAGATGTGGGACAAAAGCCCCGCGATGGACCTGTGGCGCACCGTCCGCGCCTTTTACGACTGGCTGGTGGCCATCGACTGGTCTGAGGTCGGTCGCAAGATCGCCTCGGCCTTCGAGGACATCGACCTGATGGCCGCCGGGGTGGCGATGATCGACAGCCTGTGGCGCGGCATCGAGACGCGCATTGATGCGCTGGTGTCTTGGGTCAAGGGCAAGCTCGCGGGGATCACCCCCAGCTGGCTTGGCGGAGGCACGCCGGTGGCGCGGCCGTCGCAGAGCGGGGCATCCGGCGCTTGGGGGGCAGCGGTCGCCGCGCCCGCCACCGGGGGCCGCGCGCTGGGCGGGCCGGTGCGCCCGGGCCTGATCTATGAATGGCAGGAAGAGGGGCGCGAGCTGTTCGTCCCGCAGGTCGAGGGCCGCGTGATCGACAACCGCAGCCTGCAACGGATGGAGGCGGGCGCGGCCCGTGCAGGTTCCCGCGCCGCCTCGGTCAGCGTCGGCAACATCACCATCAACGCGGCCCCCGGAATGGACCCGCAGGCCATCGCCCGCGCGGTGCGCCGCGAGATCGAGGCGCTGGCCCGCAGCGCCCGCAACGCCCTGCATGACGGAGGCCAGCATGCTTAGTTCGCTGGTGATGATGGCGCTGGGCGGGCTGCGGTTCGGGGTGAACCGCGCCGCCTATCAGACCTTCACCCGCATGGCCTCGTACCGCTGGGAAGAACAGGCCCGGCTGGGCCGCGCCCCCGCGCTGCAATACCTTGGCCCCGGCGCGGACGAGATCACCCTTGAAGGGGTGATTTACCCCCACTTCAAGGGCGGGTTGCGGCAGATCGAACTGATGCGCCTTCTGGCCCGGCAGGGTCAGCCGATGATCCTGGTCGACGGTCTGGGCTGGGTCTGGGACCGCTGGGTCATCACCGGCATTGACGAGGCGAAATCGGTGTTCATGGCCGACGGCGCGCCCCGCAAGATCGAATTCACCGTCACCCTGAAAGCCTATGGGGCGGACGCATGAGCCTCTATCGCACCATCGACGGCGACATGCTGGACGCGATCTGCGCCCGCCTTCTGGGGTCCGAGGCGCATGTGCCCGCCGTGCTGGCGGCCAATCCGGGCCTCGCCGCCCTTGGCCCGGTCTATCCGGCGGGTCTGCTGATCACCCTGCCCACCGTCGCGGCCCCGGTGACCACGACCCGCATCCGGCTGTGGGGGCGCGCATGACGCCCGATTTCCGCATCACGGTGGCGGGCGAGGACGCGACCGCGCCGATCCGCGACCGGCTGCTGTCGCTCACGCTGACGGACGAGGACGGCGATAAGGCCGACCGTCTGGAGATCGAGATCGATGACCGCGACGGTGCGGTCGAATTCCCGGACATGGAGGCGATCCTTGATGTGGCGCTGGGTTTCAAGGGGCAGGCGCTGGCCCCGATGGGCCAGTTCGCGGTCGATGCCCTTGGCGGCGAAGGTCCGGTTCAAAGCCTGCGCATCACGGCGACCGCCGCCGACCTGAAGGGCGACATCCGCGCCCCCCGCACCCGGGCTTGGGAGGGCAAGAGCCTGTCGGACATCGTGGCGACCATCGCGGGCGAGGCGGGCCTGCGCCCGGTGGTCGGGGCCTCGGTCGCGGGCACCGTCTGGGACTATCTGGCGCAGACCGCCGAAAGCAACCTGCACTTCCTGACCCGCATCACCGCCACGCTGGACGCCACCTGCAAACCCGCCGGGGGCACGCTGCTGGTCCAGCGGCGGGGCGAGGGGCAGGCGGCCTCGGGCGAGGCGCTGACCGCGCCCGCGCTGGGGCCGGACAGGATGTCCACCTGGTCGTGGGATCTGGACGGGCGCGTCGTCTACAAGTCGGTCGAGGCCGAGTGGCGCGACATCGCCACGGGCGAGGTCCACAAGATCACCAAGGGGTCCGGCGCGCCCCTGAAAAAGCTGCGCCATGTGCATGCGACCGAGGCCGAGGCCACCCGCGCCGCCGAGGCGGTCCTGTCCGGGGCCGCACGCGGCGCGATGACGATCAACGCCGAATGCAGTGGGTTCCACCCGGGCCTACTGGCCGGGGCGACCGTCACCCTGTCGGGCATGCCGCGACCCGAACTGGACGGGGAATGGCAACTCAAGACCGTGACCCATCGCCTGACCTCCTCGGGCCTGACCACCGGGTTTGCGGGCGAAAAGGGGACGCCGCAATGACCCTGATGCTGGCCTTCTACAAGGGCGAGGGCGACTGGATCGACCGGGCGGTGCGCTGGGCGACCCGCAGCCCCTACAGCCATGTCGAGATGGCAAGGGCGAAGACGGGCGGCTTGTTCGTCGGGCTTTCGTCGTCGATCCGCGACGGGGGCGTGCGGATCAAGTCCATCGCCCGGACCCCGGGCCATTGGGACTTCGTTCCGGTGCCCTGGGCCGATGCTGACGCGGCCTGGCAATACGCCCGCGTCTGGATCGGCGCGGGATACGACCTGCCCGGCATTCTGGGCAGCCAGATCGTCGCCCTGCGCCGCCAGCGCCCGGACCGCTGGTTCTGCTCGGAGCTGTGCGCTGCCGCCCTTGGCCTCGGCCAGCCGGAAACCATCTCGCCGGGCGGGTTGCACGCCCGCGTCCAGGACATGACCCGCGCCTATGATCTGGGCCGGGCCGAAAGGAGCCGCACATGCTGATCCGCCACTTCAAGGGGGCGACCTTCCGCCTGCCGGCAACCTACGTCGACGCGGCGGGCGTGGCCGCGCCGCTGACCGGCCAGACCGTGACCGCCGCGATCTATCCGGCCAATGCCGCGCCGATCCCGGTCACCGCCACGGTCGACAGCGTCGAGGGGGGCACCTACCACCTGTCGGCCAGCGCTGCCCAGACGGCCCTCTGGCCGCGCGGCACGCATCCGCTGCACGTCACCTATACGCGCACCGTCGCCGGGGAAACCGAGGTCGAGATCGACGCCGCCGTGCTGATCGAGGTAAAGGAGATCGTCTGATGCCCACCCGGATCGCCCCGCCCGCGCACCGCACCCGCTTTGCCCAACCGGCGGCTCCGGCCCCCGCGCCCACCCCGGTGCTCGTCCCCGCGCCCGCGCCCAGCGCCCTGATCAACGACGCGGTGATCGGGCCGCACAGCGCCTGGTCCAGTGCCCGCACGCTGGCCGAGATCGAGGCGGCACAGGGCGGCGACATGCCTGACGTCACCCTGATCTTTGACAACCGCCTGGTATAAGGACGCGCCCCCATGACGCTTGCGACCCAGATCATCAACCTTGCCACCCGCGTGGCCACCGAATGCAAATCGCTGCGGACCCTGATCAGCGGCAACGCCGCCGATCTGTCGGCGCTGACCACCACGGCCAAGGGCAACCTTGTGGCCGCGCTGAACGAGCTGAAGGCGGCGGTCGACGCGGCGGGCGGCTCGGGCGGGGTGGCGATCAACGATGCCGCCACCAACACGACCGACACCTGGTCGAGCCAGAAGATCAGCGACCAGATCAGCACCGCCCTGGCCGCGCTGACCACCGGCGCGCCCGCCGCGCTGGACACACTGGACGAGCTGGCCGCAGCGCTTGGGGATGACGCGAATTTTGCATCGACCGTCACCACGGCGCTGGGCAACCGGCTGCGGGTCGATGCGGCGCAGGGCCTGACGGCGCCCCAGCAGGCGCAGGCGCGCGCCAACATCGGGGCGCAGGAGGCCGCGCTGATCGGTGACCCCGAGACCAACTTCGTCACCACCTTCAACGCCGGGCTTCTGTGACATGACCCTCGCCGCCCGCATCGCCGATCTGGCCGCCGCCGTGCGCGACAAGCTCAACGCGCATCACGCGCGGATCGCCGCGCTGGAGGCCGGGGGCGGTGGCGGGGGCGCGGACCCGTGGTCCTATGTCACGCTGGCGGCAGATGTGGCGACCACGCTGACCACCCTGTCGGATGTGGCCGACCTGACCTTCGCCGCCGCCGCCAACACCACCTATCGGGTCGAGCTGTTCGGCTCGTTCCAGACCGCCGCCACCGCGACCGGTCTGGGGATCGGGCTGGACGTGCCCGCCGATGCGCAGATCATGGGCATGACAACGCTGTCGTCTTCCAACACCGCCCTGCAGCATGTGGTGCAGCGCGCCGACGATGTGATCGTCGCGCCCTCGTCTGCGGTCGGTGCGGCGAACACGGCCTACCCACTCTGGGGGGGCTATGACGTGATCGTGGGCGCCACTGGCGGCGATGTGATGGTGCGCATCCGAACCGAGGTCAGCGGGTCCGCCGCCACCCTGCGCGCGGGCACAAGACTGGGCTGGCGCGTGCTGGCCTGACCCCCCGAAACCGGGGGGGCACCGGGCGCGCCAACGCCCGGCACCACGGGGGATACGCTCGCCAGAGCCACCCCGCCGACCACGGATAGCCTTGATGGCCGCCCCCGGACCCGTTTCCGGGCAGGCCGATAAAGGCAGAGACCGATGAAGAAACCGTTACCCCCCAAACACCCAGTCTCCCCCGCATCCCCTGTCGCCCCCTGGGTGGGCGGCAAGCGCAATCTGGCCAAGCGCCTCTGCGCGCTGATCGACGCCACTCCCTGCCACACCTATTGCGAGCCGTTCGTCGGCATGGGCGGGATCTTCCTGCGGCGCACGTCGCGCCCGCGCGCCGAGGTGATCAACGACCGCTCGCGCGATGTGGCCACCCTGTTCCGCATCCTGCAGCGCCACTATCCGCAGTTCCTGGAAACCCTGCGGTTCCAGCTGACCACCCGCGCCGAATTCGACCGGCTGGTGGCGACGGACCCCGACACGCTGACCGATCTGGAACGGGCCGCGCGGTTCCTTTACCTCCAGCGCACGACCTTCGGCGGCAAGGTCAAGGGCCGCACCTTCGGCACCGGCACCGACCGCCCGGCGCGGTTCAACCTGACCACGCTGGAGCCGATGCTCGAGGACCTGCACACCCGCCTGTCGGGCGTGGTGATCGAGTGCCTGGACTGGGCGGATTTCATCCCTCGCTATGACAGCGCCGGGACGGTGTTCTACCTCGATCCGCCCTATTGGGGCTGCGAGGATTACTATGGCAAGGCGCTGTTCACCCGCGCGGATTTCGCGCGCATGGCGCAGGTTCTGGCGGGGCTGAAGGGCAAGTTCGTCCTGTCGCTGAACGACCGCCCCGAGGTGCGCGAGGTCTTCGCGGCTTTCCACCTGACACCCCTGAAGGTCACCTATACGCTGGCCCAGAAGGCCCCGGATGTCGCCGCCGAACTGGTGATTTCCAACTTCCGCCCGACCGGTCTGCAGGCCGAATGACGCCGCCGCGCCCGGCCGGAAAACCGCCTCCGGCCGGGCGTCACAAAGTGATCCGAACCCCCCGAAAAGAGCAATGAACGAGGCCTTCAAAGGGGGGCTTAAACCCCCATGTGTCCAGCACCGGAACACAAGGAGATGATTATGGAAAAGACCGCTGAATTGACCCGGATTGCCCACGAACATCTGGGCATCGAGACCCTCGAAGACCGCCATTCCGACAGCCTCGATTTTCACGAGGTCTCGGTCTGGAGCCTGCGCGCCGCATTGGCCGCCGCCTTCGAGGCCGGCCGCCAATCCGCCTCCGGCAGCACCCTGAAGAAGGGCCGCTGATCATGCCCAACACCCTGACCGAACTGCTGGCCGCCGCCGCCGAAGCCCTGACCGCCCGTGATGCCTATGCCCTCGAACGGCTGCGCCAAAGGGCCGCCGACTGGCTGCAGACCGCCGAGGAAACCGCCGCCCAGATCGCGCTGCTCGACGCGATGATTGAAGCCGCCTACCTGCTGGAGGAATGA